GCCACGAACGTATTGCGATACTGCTCCCGCACCTGTTACAGTTAATGTACCACTTGTAGTAACAGGGTTATTTGTAACTGTAAAAGCACTCGGCATTGAAAGGTCTACGGAAGTAACTGTACCACCGCCACTTGGAATATCATCCAACATAGCAAAAGTTCCGCTTTTGTCAGGTAGTTGTTGCTCGTAAGTACCATCTATTAAATCGCTTTTAATTTGAACCGAACCCGTTAATGTACCATCAGAACCTTGTAATTCAATTAATGGTTTTGAATTTGAATTTTGAATTAAAAGATAATTAGAATTTAATTGTACATTTTCTCCAGAATCATTCTTTGTCATAACTAGCTCTGCACAAGACAATGCACCATAATTATTATTATCAGAATCATTTAGTTCAATATAAGAACCAGAAGCATCATTTACTTGAAGTGTTAATGTATTGTTATTACTTACTAATTGAATAAAAGACGTTCCAGTTTCTTTGCTTACTGTAATATCATTGTCAGTAGTATTTCCTTTGTCTGTTACTTGTTGAAGTGTAGGAGTTGCACCAACGCTATATAACTCCCATTCTGCTGCGCCCTCTGTTGCATCGGTGCAAATGTAAGTTGTGCCATTATCTAAAGTCCAAAATGAACCAACCTTAAATCTTAATGTTACGTCAAAACTTGAATCAGGAACTAAATCAAAACCATTACTTGAATTTCTTATAAATCCGCTTTGATCAAATACGTGTCTAAATCCATTTTGCCACATATCTTCATACTGATTAGAGCAAATGCGAGATATACCACCGTTACCTCCAAAATCATATGTTCCTTTTTTTAGTAAAGAAGTGTTTTCTAACTCAATCGCATCAGCATTATTGATAACAATATTTTCGCCTCCAGTTGAATTGCCATTATCTAAAGTTTGCGCTAGTGTTTGAGAACCACCTCCGCCTCCGCTTGTACGTGTTACATTAACCTCGATAATATTAGGGTTTACCGTAATATCAACAACATCAATCGTTTCGTTAATCGTTATATCTACTGCCATTATCTTGAAATATCATCGTTAATAATAAACAATCCACTAATCCACGTTACAACCGTATCATCCGCCAACGTTATCTGTATATCATATTGGTAATTGCAAGCTGGAATATTGATAATTTGCTCATCAATTTGAAAGTCGCCTCCAACTGCATCGGTTATCGTTAAATCGGGAGTAAAAGCAATAACGCCTCCCGGTTCTTTTCGAAGTTGCATTAAAATAACTGCACCCGTTAAATCGAGATCAACGTTATTTACTTTTACGTTGAATAGTGTCGCGTAAAATGTGTCCCCTCGTTTGTGCGTGAAATTTACTGTTTTCATTTGATAAATACTTTTCTAGTTTTTTAATGTTTTCCTCTGTACGTTTGTCCGTTTTTCGCATACTAATAATAGTTATTATTTGGATCTAAAAAGTACCATCGGTTTAATATACTACTTTTGTTGTAAACTGGCGGCACAATTTGACTGTCTGCGCTTAAATATTCTGGCAATTCGTTAAGCATTAACCAACGCTCTAAACGCCCCTGATACATTTCCGCTTTTAATCTTTGGTTATTTACTAAATAATCAACTTCGGTTTTGTCAACTGCTGCGGTGTTTTCGGGTTGTGTTTTATAAATCCCGTTGTTAGTGATTTTGTAAGCACCCACTAAAAGATATTCTACTGCGCTCTGGTGTATTAAAAATGGCTTAATGTAATCATCAAACAAAGTCAAATATAAACCGCTTAAATCATCGTTTCCGAAGTCCACATCTATTTTATTAAATAGCGTTTCCCCTAGAATTTCCTCAAGTCGTGTGCGTTGTGCATCTGCAATGCAAGGAATATATAAATCAATATCAATATTGCCACCTAGTAGGGTGTTTTTCGTGAGTTCGTTTTCTCTTAACCAAATATTCATAATACTTTTTTTTGTAGGTTACATATCGTGAGGAGCGATATAGGCTTTTGATTCACTTGGTTTTAATGCTGGTAAAATTTCGCCCTCTTTTCTAGCTTTTGCAGGTGTAATTTTTTCAGCTAAAGGATTGTTTACATCGGCTCTTAATCTGTACGTTTCACGAACCCAAAAATGCTTACAAGTTCCAAAAGGGAAAGCCTCTGAAAGCAAGCCGCCACCTTTCCATAAAAATATATCATAAGGCTTGTTTTGGTTTGGTCGCATTCCAAATCCAGGATTAACATTTCGCTCACTCATTAAAGCAATATCCTCTCTCCTATACAATTTATTTGCGCTCATCATTGCTTTGCAAAACTCACGTTCCGGGTTTGGGTTCCCGCTGTATCTGTATCGGCTTTTAAATATAACGCCATCTTGTGAACTTCTTGCGTTTGGTCTTGCAGTTCCAGTCTTTACATCTGCTAAAGCCACATTCATCAATTTAACGGTTGTAGAGTTTAACCTTTCCAACTCCGCATCTCTCTCCTCCTCTTTGTCGTAGTCTACCGGATCGGCACTAATCAACTCCCACTCGTTCAAATCTATATCTTCGCCTAAGTCTGAAAAGTCATCGGCAGCCATTTGAATTGGAGCTACTGTTGTTTCAGTTGGTGTAATTGTTGGCTCTTCACTTCTTAAACTTAAAAACTGCAAATCTAAACTAATACCATTTGCCGATAATATTTCCATTAAGCCATCCAAAATAATTTCTTGCTTTGGCGTTATAACGTTTATCATTAACTCCGCAAATCCGACTTTTATTTCCTCTGCATTTGAACTAAATCCGCTTGCCTCTTTTATACCTACCAACATCGGTGATGTAAGTTTGTGAGCTGTGCAAAGTTGTTGCCTAGCTTCGGCAGTTAAGTATTCATATTGTTTATGCGCTTCGCTAACTTCTAAGGCAGTAATTGTAATCTCACTATCTTTGTTGTCGTTCCAATTTAAAAAGAAATTCCCCGCTTTATTTGATCCCGTTAAATTCTCACGAATTCTGCGAGTGCTTTCCATTATTTCTATTTCACTGGCTTGAACTCCAGCATTCATATTAATAATGTACCCAAAAGATAAACCATTTTGAATATGCTTAATACAATAGTTTTGAAACTCCTCCTCAAACTTTGCCCAACTTAAACCACTTACATAACTAGGGTTTGAATAATAAAATTGTCCGACTTGGTAATCTCTAATAATGTAAATTTCTGACCGCTCACCGCTTCCGCTTCCAAATCCAAAAGCATCATATCTTTCGGGCTTGTATTTTTGCACATTTGAAAAATCATAAGAATACCAATATCCAGTAATATCGCCATCCTCATTCGCTACTTCGGGAGCAACCCTTTCTTTTGCAATATGGTAAACTTTTCGAACTTCATTATTCAAATATTTGACTTCAACGGAAGCCTCGCCAAACATCTCAAAATCTTTGCAAATTTTTCTCAACTCTTTTTTATCAAAGATGGTATTTAGTGCGCTCCACTCTTTTGGTTTGGTTAACTTCTCGTTGGAGGTAATCCCTTTTCCATAAATAAAATTGGAGTAACTATCAATTATTGCACTATTTGTAGTTGATCCGTTGTAAGCATCAATAATCGTTTTGTAAAATTCGTTATTTCGCCCATTCAATACCCACTTTTTGCCCTGTACTTCCTTAATTTCTGGGCGAATGTAGTTACTTAATTGAATTTCGAATACTCTTTGCGTTGGTTTATTAGCCATTTTTATACTTTTAGAATGCCGTTATTCATTTCGTAATTTTCCAAATCGGTTTGAGCAGTAACATAAGCCTTGCCTCTGTACGTAATTGCATCATTTTCGAGTATTGTACACTCAAAATTCTGCCCCTCGATGGTCTGAAAATCCGAAAAATCTATTATTAATTGAAAATTTTGATAAAAAACATTGTCGTATTCAATAGAATAGGTAATATTTTTTAGTTCATCACGTAAATTAAACGCTATTTCGCCACCATTATAATAAGATGGAATACATTTAAACGTGTGATTTGTTGCTACTGAAAAGACTATCATATTAATAAGACTAAAATATATCGATTTGTAACAAAAAACCCATCAATTAAGATGGGTTTAAGTAGTAAGTTAAGCTAAAATTTAAGAAACAACCGTTGCAGATACAAAAGTTAACAATTCAGCTTTTGTGGTATTATCTAAAAATGGAGATAATGAACCCTCTTCAGCAGCTACTGTCAAAGTGTAACCTGATAAATCTCCACCCGCTGCT